GGCGAGAATGCAGCTCTCGCCGGCAAATCTAGCAAACAAGTCTGATAGAATCGCCCTGAGGGGCTGTAGCTCAGATGGATAGAGCGGCGGTTTCCTAATAGCTTCTTCGCCAGTCGTGTCGTTTGTGGTCAATAACTTACGGCGGGGCTACTTGTGGTAATTTGTGGCTATTGAAGCATTCGGAAGGATGCTTTGGCAACCAGAATGGCAACCAGTTTTTGGGCCTGTAGCTCACATGGATAGAGCGGGTCGGAGGTAACTTGTGGTTCGGTGCCGCCACTTAAATTGTCACCCCGCTCTCCGGTACCTTTTCGCGGGAGGGCAAGGTTTCAAAGATGTATTCATAATGGCGGAACATTCGGTAGACCATTGCGAGCGCATCTTCTTCGATTCCATTGTTCAGTTCCATTAGAATCTGTTCTCCCGCTCCCAAAACTGTCATGCGGGAGGAATCAAGGAACCCAGTTGCTCCAAAATTCCTTTGAACCGATTTCAGGCGAGGTTGCTTCGGGCCTGAGCGAGCATCCGGCTTAAAATGCTTCTGCTGATTCGCAATCTGCTTACAAATTATCCAGTCCATGCCGGGGCGCAGCCTCTTGGCGTGTTCCTTTTGCGCATTGCTGGTTGCAGGGTCGAGCTCAACGCATTCGGGTAGAGCGTTTGCAACCTGAATGAAATCGTCAAGGTCGTCGCGGTTGAAATTCTCAAACAACAAGCGCCGATAGACTTTTTTCAACTTCTTATACCGTTCCTCTGCGGTCAAATGCAGCATGATAAATCTTACCACGGGGCTATGTGCAAAGGCCCCCGATTCTTGTATAAATATGGTGTGGGGCTGTAGCTCACATGGATAGAGCGGCGCATTCCTAACGCGTAGGTAGCGGGTTCGACTCCCGCCAGCCCCACCATTTTTATTTCGGAAGTGACAGTCGAGAGTGTGATTTAATCACGGCATGCCGGGCTTTAAGGCGCGCCCCTTCTGACTGAACAGCACGAGCGACACGATCAGGAATGTAGAGAAAATCAACCCACTGACCACGTATCTTTCGCCGAGGTTGTCCCACTCATCGTTAAGCCGAGGCTCGCCATCCGGGCATTTTTCAGGGGTGATGAGGACCTTGTGACCGTTTACGACCGTGTAAGCACATTCGACCGATTTCGTAGCGTTGTCCAGTGCCGTAAGTTCGGGTTTGTCAAGAATCTTGTCTTGAACGAACAGGTTTCCAAGGTAGATTCCCGCGATAATCGCTACAGCCAGTGCAACTATCGCGGCGGCTTTTGTCATCTAGCATGCCCTCCGCGACGCGGATTCTAGCACAGCCACGTCGCGCCCGGATTCAGCGCGCCGATCAAATTGTCTTGATGTTGCCATCCCACTTCTTGTCTTTTGCCGCTTCTGGTTCTTCCAGTGTCACGAGAGGTCCCACGCGGCACCCCTGATCCTTCGCAACTGCTCTAATGCCTTCAATAATGCGCCCCGCCGTCAAGTGCGTATTCCCTGTTTCAAGTTCGCATTGCCAACTTTCCAGGGGCGTTGGCCTGTCTGAATCAATACTATGAATTGTGATCGTGACTTTCTTCATGTTCGTTCCTCCTGATTTCATTCTCCGGCTGTTGGTGGCACACGGCCAGAGACTTGCACGTGGGGATACCTTAATCAGTGATTGGCGGATTGGGCACTGCCAGTGGTACTAAAAGGGAGTTGCTCCGTCGCACTTGTCTCCTCCAGAGTAACATCACGGAGGCGACAACATGATTATCTTCGCAAAACAGAAAGACGGAACGTTCCAGAAGTCAGGCGAGATTCTTCCGACCGAACGCTATTACTGCATCGCCGTGGACGCCGAAAACCCCGAACGCATGGCCCTGCCCTGCGATCAGGCTGTTCAGGAAGTGGAGAACCGGATCAAGGCGGGAACAAAAGCCTATCGGTACGAGCTTGCATCGCCGCCCGCCAGCTTTCACAAGGCGGCCCGCAGGCGCGCCGAAAAAGGAATAAAGAGGATTCTGACCAAAACCCGCGAACAGAAGCGCGCAGCAATCATCGCCACGAAGCGGTTCCAGAAAGCGTACGCCAAGGCGAAGGCCGCCACGGATCGCAAGAAGTGCGCCCACGGCCATAAGATCACGCCGAAGAACACGCACTTTGGCGATCTGTTCCGAACCGGACTGATTACCTGCGATCTTTGCAATCAAAAGGCGCAGGCGCGCTACGCCAAGAAGGGGAAACGCTGATGCGCTTCTTTGTTGGTAAGCGCGTGGGGCCGGTATTCGTAGGCGGGAGTACCGGCCCGTTCCATCCAGGCCGGATATTTCTGGAGCACGGCTCAGGCGGGTACCAAGCACGCGGCTGGTTCGCGTGGTTCGGGTTCGCCGTGGGCATCGCCTTGCTGTACTTCGCTTGGAATGCTTGGCACTAGCCTATCGTGATTCCGATTCTTACCACGACGAATCCGCGATCCATCAATCCGGGCGTAAATGCCTTTCGAAGTGTTGAGTGTCTGACGAACGACCTGCGGGGACACGCCCAAATCCCGTGCGCATTGCACGGAATTCCATCCCAGCCTGTAACTTTTGTAGAGGACTGCCGCGAAGTATGCCGGTAGGCCCTTGCGCTGCGCGGCCCTTGCCAGTTGATGCCATTCCCAAGACTGTGATTTCTTCAATAGTTTTATGGCACGACGGTTCAGGAGGCGAAGAAGCTGGATATCTTCAGGAATGAACGACACGCGAGCAAGAATCGCGACGTGCGCGGCCACAATCCTCCGCACTGCGGCGTCATCGAAAGCCCAGCTGGGGATGCTTTGAAAGTTGTGAGTTTTTCTCCGGTACGCATGCATGAATACTCGATCAGAATACGAAACGACAAACACAGGGCGAACCGGCGGGAACATTTAGGCGGCCACCTCTACTGCGTTTTCGGAATGCTTCTGCTTCGGGGCTTTGAACGTGGCTCTACAATCCGCGCATTCCCAGCGGCCATCATCAAGAACGAAGTGGACTGCTGACGAACAGGCTGGGCAGGTGCCGGGCTGTTTTTGGTTCGCATACAATCGCCCGTGATGATCCAGCGGATGATCGCAGCGGGGCGGCAGAACCACAGCCCGCGCGAACGGGGGCCGCAAAGGGAAACACAGACCGCAGGAAAGGGCTTTGCCAGAATCCGGAGCGTAGATTGAATGTGGACAACGGGGTAAGGTTCCGGCAGGGGGAATGGGAATTCTTGGAACCGCGAAAATGTCCATTGGGAAAATCTTTGAATACTTGAAGTCGAACACTGCGAAATCAGGCACGGGGTTCACCTCGAATATTTTTATGCGGCGCTGAACGGAAGGAGGTAACGCCCAGCGCCGCCACTCGCGAAGTGTGCGCAAAAAATAAGCAGCCAATGAGCCGCCGATGCGCGTACATCCAACCAGCAAGCTGTTTCGGGGACAAAAAAAGCACGCCGGAGGGTTAAGGAATCCACGGAGTATGTCGTGGTCCATGCTTCCGGCGTGCTTCGGGCGCAGTTATTCAGGCCGCGCCGTCCGGCACTGCGAAGAACCACGCCAGTTTCCCGGCGCGTCCCGTGTCTCCGCAGCGCGCAGTTCTATTTGTGATCGTTTGGGATATCGCAGTGGTTCCAAAATGGGTCACTGGTCTTCGGCGTGGCAACAACTTTCGCTGGGGTCGCCTGAATTACAACCGGCGCTTCGGCGAGTCCGTCCGCCAGCGCTGCTGCATCGGCGGTTGCGCCTTCTAGCGAGCGGGCTTGCCGGGTTTGAGAGTTCATCGAAGCATTCGTCATTCCCATATTTCCTGCCCTTCTTTCTCCGCAATGCGGAAATTTATCGACGTTCTACAATCGGTGTGGCAACGGCCTGTTCCGTAGTTGGTTCGCCCCGGAACCGCGCGTACGCCCACGCCAATTCCGTGAACACGAGATCCGGCATGCCCTTGCTGCGCCGCCACTCCTCGAATTCTTTTAAGCTTGCGAATTGGTTCTTGCGCGCCAGCGCAGCCGTTTCAGGTGTTTTCGGGCCATCCGTTCGTTGACCAGCCCAACGGAAGTTCGAGTCAGTCGGGCTGTGGTCGGTTCTGTCGTTCATTGCAGTTCTCCTTTTTAGTAGCTACGCGGCATCGGGTACCGGCCATGATTTCTGTCGGTTGCTGCTTGCCGTGCGCGAGCTTCATCCACAACCGCCAGGGCATCGTCAGCCTTGATGATGCGACCCCAAGTCTCCATTCGGTCGCGAAGATCGGCTTGGCTCTCCGACTTCTTCGCCGTCTGGGATGGGGGCTTGGGTGTGTATCCGCCACGCGAACGGGCTTCTTGAAGCGCGCGCGGGGAAACCTTCAGGCTAGCACTGGACACATGAGCAGCCGTTAACATAGACACATCCACAGAAGTTCCATTTGGGTACGCGGGATAGGTCACAGCGCTCACGTCTATGAGGGGGTTCACGTCGCGCACAGTTCGCCGGGGGTACTTAAGGCCATTTTCGTCCGTCCCTTCGTCCCAATCGTCGCCGCCACTGGGAACCTGGAACGCGAAGCTACAACTGTCGATGTCCCCGCGCTGAATCGAAGTTGCGAGGTCGCGCGCGATCTGAGTGTCTGGCAAATCGGCCTCGAACCAAAGTCCGCAGTTTTCATGTGCGCCCCCGCCGCATTTCTCCATAAGGCGAAGAGTCTTGGACTTGGTGCGACCCAACACTTGATCGGCAGAATGATTGAAGGTCATGCGCACGTCATCGCCCCGCTTCAATGCGGACCGAAACGCGCCGTGAGCAAGCGTCTCGCGGAAACCGCCAAGGTTGCTGGAGATCGTGTTATATTTCGCGGCGAATCCTCGAATAACAGTCTTGTTGCCCACCTTCCGAAGCTCGATGCGGGTCGGTACAGTTCGTAGTTCGGTAGTCATTTTAGTTCTCCTTGACTTCCATGACTTGCAATCGGATCGCGGGGATCTTTTTGTCGTCGATGATTTGCAATTGGATCGTGGGCTTTCTGGATTCAAGCTTTTCCACCCGGCCTTCCAACAGGTAGTTATTCTTAATGGCAATATCGGCCAAATGCTGCAAGTCCGCGATTTGCTCTTTTAGTGATTTCTTCATTTCAATCTCCATTTCTCGCCCGCCCTTTTCAGGCGTTCAGCGAAATCCTCGATTTCGTACAACAGGGAAATCAGTTCTTCGACCACGGCCCGATCCTTCGCGGTCATTTCCGGTTGTTCGGTAATGGCCAGCCCTCGCCGCCGAATCTGTTCCTGCGTGTGCCGCAGTTCCATCAAACGGGCAGCAAGCGGGTCCTTGATTCGCGGGCGCAATTCGCGCCGCCGCCTGAACCTTCTGGCAAGCATTACCGCTTGCCGAAGGCGTACCGCAGAAAGGCTGCAAACGCTTCACGCTCGTGCGCTTTCAACGCATCGTGCATGGTAAGAGTCGCGACAACCTTTTCGCGTTCTTGATCTAGCCACACTTCAAACGTGGGCTTTGGTTGCGGCAGGGCCGCGTAGAGTTCGTCAATCGTTTTCATTTTCTTTCTCCCTTCCATGTTCTCGGATGAACTGTTACGACGTGGAGCCGAACTTCGAGCTGTATTCGGCAATGATCGCCTCGGGAATCTTCGACGGCCCAACACTGCAATGGGACCACAAAACATCCTTCGCAGCGGAGGGCTTGCCATCGTAGTGGCAGTCTTGCCCACAGCGACCGCAAGCTCCGTAGATCATCGGTCTACCGAAATTAAGCCCCGGTTTGACCTGCCAATTGGCTCGGTGGTGCCGTGGAACGGGCGGAGGCAATATTCTTTTCCGAAGTGCAATACGCTCGGCGGGGTGCATTTGCCGGATTGCTTTTTCAGCGTAATCCGCGAGCATCAGCTCCATGCACCGAATTCCAACGAGTGTGTCGCTCGTTATTTTTTTGATGATTTCATCGCCAACGGGCAGGGTGTAGGGTTCCGAACAGTCCGCAATGAGTGCTTCAAGGATGGGGTTCATTTCCGATTCTCCTTTTCAGATTCAAATTTCCGATTCAACTTCCACACTATCCAAGTCGTGTTTCGGGGCGCATGCGCTCCAGCAAACCTTGCAAGAAAAGCAAATCAGCACGTGCGCCCCATTCCGCGCACTGATGCATCAGCCAAATTATTTCGGTACGGTTCACAACAACGCGAAGCCACCACCACGGAACCTTGTTGTGTTCCACGCCTTCAGCTTCGATGACAAAATTCCAGCCCAGCTTTTCAGCCAAGATGCTGAAAGTGAGAACCGTTTTGATTCCGAAGATTCGCGGGATTATCACAGCCCAAAAATCTCCCGCAAGCGCGCAATCACTGCGTCGATTGCTTTCTGCTGGTTGGACATGAACGCGCGCGTCATGAACGGGTTTGCTCCCATCCTCACGGTTCCAAATTCCAGAAATTTGGCCACGAGCCACGCTGGCTTTGCACGTGGGCCTTTTCCAGGGCGCGGCTTATCGGAAGTGGGATACGTCACTTTCGAATTCGGTCCAACGAACGCGGAACCTGATAGCCCGCCGCCGCGCACTCGCGTTCGAACATCAATGTGTTCGCTCAGCAAGCCGGAGTCTTTAGGGGCTTCTTGTACGATTGCACTTTGGAGAATTTTCGCGCCATCGCGCAGGGCTGCGCGCATCGCATTCGCGGCCTTCCGAGGAAGCTCATCCTGCAACTTCTTCTGAATTTCATCGAGGCCGGTAATCTTCACTTCAATGGGACTGCTCATGACCGAACCCTCCATCCTCTTTGGATGTTTTTTCTGAGTGATGTTTCTTGCAAAGGCCACTCAGGTTGTTGCGATCCATGAACAGCTCCCAGTTTCCTTTGTGCGGGATTTTATGATCCACATCCGTTGCAGGCTGATTGCATCCGGGAACCGCACAGATTGAGTTTTCACCTTGGCTTAGGAACCACAGACGTAGTTGCTTCCAGCATGCAAGCGAGTACCACGAATCCCAGGCGGGTCTTTTACGAACCGGCTTAGGGGTCGCGGGCGGCTTGCAGCGCCACATTAGTTTCGCGGCCTGAAAGATGCCATGTGCGGATCACCGAAGCCTATTTCGGATATGGTTTCTGGGCCGCGATTTGCTCCGGAGTATTCATACACGCCGGAACTAGCGCCGTTTTTCTCGTCCCACGAGTCGAGGACTCGCGGCTGATTTTGTGAGGCCAACCCACTAGCGGAGCGCATCGGAAGAAACCCATACGCTTCCTGAAGCTCCTTATCCTCGATAGGTCCAGCTTTCACATTTATTTTCTTTCCGAGTTGCCGCGCCATCTCAAGTTCGGGGGCTGTGGGGTTCGGGGACAATCCGGCGGCGATACTTGCCGCTGCGACTCGCGCCTGCTGAGCTTTGCGTTCCAGGTAGGAACGCAGGCAATAGTCTTGGCCACATCCGCACCTGTACGCGGTTTGCCAGCCGAAAATTCCGCCGAGTGCCAGCTTGATTTCTGTAGCGCACCGGCAAACGTAGATGTGGCCGATGATTTGACCATCGGAGGCCTGCATCTTGAACCACTGATCGCGCGGGGGAACACCTTCCTGAATCGCCGCATATTCAATTTGGCTCGCCTTGTTCCTGCCAAGCGGCCAGAATTTCAAGGACGCATTTCTCACATCATCAAAAAATCCCATCGTGCCCTCCTGTAGATTCGTTGCCGTGTAACGGGCCTAAAAATATTTAATCACTCCGTCCCAACTGGACATCTTTGGCGCGGCGAGCCAGCCGTGCCACGCGCTTATCGCGGCCTGAACGCCGTCGATTTTTTCTTTTACTGAAAGTTTCTTCGGCATCAGACCGCCATGCTTTTCGTCTTCTTCAAGCACAACGTTGCCAGCCATCCAGCGAAGCACGGGGTTGTCGAGGTGCCACAGCGTTCCGTTCCAGATTGCTTGTTTGAATTCACGTGCAGGCGTGGTCAGCTCACTGGGCTTCTGCGGAACTTCACGGCATTCGCAGACCTTGGATTCGGCAAGCTCGGCCATCAGAACCCGTGCCTGCCAGGGGTCGAACGAAATGGATTGGATCTTTCCGGGGCCGTTCGAGCAGAGGTCCAAGATGTCTTGGCGAATGATTCGGGGGTCGCACATATCGCCCTCGATCAACTTTATCCAGCCTTCGCGCGCCCACGTTGAAAGCGGGACTTCCCAAGATTTCTCCTTTTCAAACAGGGCAAATTCGGGCATCCAGAAGTACGGGATGATTGTCACGTGGTCGCTCAACGGAAACAGAAGAACGTAGCAGCTCAGGTCTGATATCAACCCAAGGTCCAGTCCGCCCCAGCATTTTTCCAAGTAGTTGTCCTCTAGGAATTGTTTGCGAAGGTCCAGCGGCGTCATTTCCGCAGGCAGGTAATCCGCGCCCCGGCATGCTTCCCATTTCGCGGCGGGAATGCTGCGGCCAGATTTGAAACTGACCCATCTGTTCGCGTGATATCTTTGGAACGCGGTTTGCCCGCTGGGATCGGCCTCCGCCTCAGCAAGAATCTTTCTCAGTGCTTCCGGCTGAAGCGAAATGCCAAGGTTCGGATTCGCCTTGACCCAGTTTCGTTCATTGCGGTAATCATCGTCCGGGTCGAGCTGGTAGATTGCTACGAACGTCGAGTCGTCGTTGAATACGCCGGTCAAAATCTTCGTGGCCAGCGCATGCTTGTTGTGGGCGAAGCAATTCTCCGATTCGCCCGCCGTCGTAATGGCGAAGGTGAGCGGCTGCGAGCGTGAAACAGTTCCCTTGCAGATTTTGTCCCACTGCTCGCGCGACTCCCATTCGTGGATTTCATCGGCTAGGATGAAGTAGGGGCGCAAGCCGTCCATAGATTTGGTCTCGCTCGACAGCGGTTCGAAACGCGAGTCAGTTTCTTGGACAAGTAGTGATGCAATGTTGGCTCCGGTGAATTCCTTCAGAACCGCCTTCAGTTCTGCGTTGCAGTGAACAGCTCGAACTGCATCCCTGTAAATCAATCGTGCCTGATCTTTTTTCGTCGCGGCGCTGTACACTTCGGCGTATTTCTCGCCATCAGCTATAAGCCCGAACAGTCCGATACCTGATGCCAGAGTTGTCTTGCCGTTCTTCTTGGCCATGCTGATCCAGGCGTCGGTGAACCTGCGCGCGCCGCTTGGTTTCTTCCAGGCGAACAGCGAAGTCACGATCCAAACCTCCCACGGCTCCAATTTCAGACCGCAGAAGTTGGCGTACCATCCGGCGATGTTGCGAGCGGCGACGGGGTCGAAGAACAGTCCCCGTTCATGGCCGGTTTCCAGGTCGGCTAGATGGCGAGCGCAGGAGCGGCGCAGCAACTCGCACGCGGGGATTGCCCCTTGCGTGATCTGCTGGCAGTAGTCGCGCGCCACGGCGGCGGGGTCAAGCGGGGGCCACTCGTAGGGGCCAGAAACATCTCGGCAAACGGTAGCGCCGGGAACCATGCGGGCGGCGAAGCTGGCGCGCTCGGAGCGGACATCGGACAGGAAGGCGTCAAGACTGGCAACCAGAGCCGGTTCTTCCCCGATGGCAACTGACGGCTCTGCCTCAGGGAACGGAGACCGAGCATCGAAGCTGGCTGCTATCTCGGCTGCGCGCGCGCGGCCCCGCGCCTTGGCCGCCCCGGTTCCCCTGTATCGGTCTGCCGTGGCCTGAAGCCATTCCAGAATCTTGGGACCATCGTCAAGGTAAAGCTTCCGCGCGGCCAGAAGCTCGGCGGTGAGCTTATTCCAGGCGCGGCGCTGGGCGAACGGGAGGCTCTTGGGGCGCTCCGGAACACCAAGGGCGCGGATGGGCACGGCGTCAGAATTGTTTCGGTTTTTGGGCATAAAAGAAGCTAGTTAAACGATTGCCAATGTGGAGCCTTACGAATCGAAACGTGGCTCCTACCACTTCAGAAAAGTGTATCGGCCCCCAAAATTGGTATCGAAACCGAGTGTGTGTGGGCGTGGCTGGCGAGCGCCGTGGCTAAGTGCTTACGACAGAAATCGGAGGCCGCCTCCCGTCTGGGGAAGACTTCAGCCAAGGTATTCATGCATCCAGGCGGGGATCATGCGACGGCGGGCACGGGCGGCGCAGGGCGGCCCATTGTAGGCGGTTATCCTGTCACGATTGGTGTCGCTGGGGTTCATCCGAACGGGCCTTTGACTATCTGGTCGATTATCCTGTCCATCGCGGCATCGTCGCCGCGCCCGCTAGCTTCCAGCAAGGCGTCAATCAGCCGATCCGTTGGGTCGTCCTTCTTGGGCAGTATCGCGGCCTTCAAGCGTGCCAGTAGGTTCTTCATCGTCTCCTCTGCTTTCTTGGTCTGCGTGCCTGCTTCTTCCGTCCAACCTTCCGGGTAGGTTCTTCCTTCCAGATGAAACCGGCCTTGGTCTCGCCGTCAGGAATGCAGGGCGGCAGGCGGATCATGCGGCGTCACGCTTTAGGCTGCCCATGAGTTGGGCGACGAGCGGCTTGTCCTGGACGCGATCATCCGTTAGCGCCCACGACAGGATGTCAGCGATGTGCTGCGATTCGAAGCTGACCATCGCCCGTACGTAGGAGTAGGCAATCTTCTTGGTTTCGATGCGGTCCAGCGGGATGACCACTCCGGTTCGCGCGGCGATGATGTCCTGGATGTCCTGGTCTTCGGTATCGTGCGGGAGGTCGTTGAAGATTACGAACAAACCCTTCGGTAATGTTTTCACCATGATGGTTCAGTCCTTCATCAATCCGAATAACGGCGGTGCTTTCTCACTCGGTTTAACTGGCGGCGCTGCCGGCGGCTCGGGAGGAGCTACCGAAGTCACGAAATGGTTCCAGGTTCCTTTGCAGCCAAGTGGGCATTCACGGGACGCGGCCTTCTCGGCATGGTCGTAGTCCACATGCAGGGATATCCGCCATCGCCGGGTTGCGCCGAATCCGCAGCGTCTGACGCAGGCCCATCGACCTTCACCCCGGATTTCTCCGAATGGGAATTTCGTCCGTGCGAGCTTTCGCCAATCGTTCATCTGAATGTCCGTCAACTGTGCCGGGGTCTTGCGGATGAATGATCCGTTTACTGAATAAGGGGTTTTGGTTTTTGAGAGAGATCGAAATGATGGCCGAACAGATTAGCCTTTTCCTCCCGTCCCCGGCGCGAGGCGCTCAGGCTGGAAGGAACCCACTATTCATACTGGCTGAAACACACTCTCTCAATACACACTACCTGCGTGGAAATCCACGCACGGCCCGTGTGCGGAAATCCACACACGGTCATTCCGGTTTTCCACGCACGGCCCGTGTGCGGAAATCCACGCACGGCCCGTGTGCGGAAATCCACGCACGGTTACTTGATATCGTCGCGAGCCTTCTCAATCCAGACGGGGGCTTGGGAGATGAAGAGCGCCCACATGCTCCCGACGCCGGCCCAAGGTTTGGCAGCGGGGTCTTCGTGATGAACGCTGTATCTTTTTCCTGCTCTGGTCGTGCGCTCCTCGTCATACTCCAGGACCTCTTCATCTCGGCTGTGCATGAAAATCCGCGCTGCCGATCTCAAAAGTTTCCGAGCGTCATCGTCGCCGCCCAGCTCCTTTTCAAGTTCGGCCAGTGCTTCCAAATCACTCCGAGTCGGAACACGCATGCCACGTCCGCCATCAGGATGGTCAATAAGGGGGTACCACCACCAGGCGGCTCCAGGAGGCGGTATACTCATTTCTGTTTCCTTTTTTTTGCGTTCGCTTTGATCTCGTTCCAATCCTTGCCTGGGAGTTCGCCGGCAAGCCGTTTCAGAGTTAAGAGCACACGACCTTTTGGAGACTCCGCCGCAAAATCCAAGGGCTGGTCATCCTTGTTGTCAATCTTCGTGCCACGTTCAATTCCAGTCTCCGAATCATCGCTTTGCTGATAGGCGTACTCCGGACACGGGCCGACCTTATTTGCGACGTACTCGTCGTGGGTCAGAATGATGTAGCGCTTTGGGGCCATCCTGCCTTTTTCCCATCGCGGCTGTGGCCCATCTGGATTGGGATCGATCAACCAACGGGCTTCTAGTAGCTGGTCGATGTGCTCGTAGAGCTGGCTCAAGCTGGTATTGGTATGGTTCGACAGCGTGGGCCTTATCGCTGCGAAGAACTCCAGCGGAACGTTCGGCTCTCGTGGATTGTCTTCGCTGAACCCGGACAGCGCCATCGCGAGCATGGCGTCATAGGTCTTATACGCGGGACCTTTCATGTGCCGCCGAGCGTGGCAAACGAACTTTGGTTTATCGGGGGCGGTCGGCATGGGGTCCTCCCGCGTTCGGCTCCAAAGGCTCAGTCTTATGAGTTCGTATCAGCGTGGGGCGGCCTTGCCGGAATTCAATCTCGATTGAACCCCACATGCCTTCCCGCATTGCCTGATCGACAAGCCGTTCAACTTTTTTCAGCAACTCTGGTCGTTCCACAAGTCGCTCCTTTCAGCTACCGCACTCCCAAATTTTGAAGCTGTCATTTCATTCGTGGTCGCACATGAGACTCGAAGCACGGCCAACACGCCGACGAAGACTTTCCTTCGACAATAAGTTGTTCCGGTATATCACACGCGCACCTGTAGCAAAGAACAGCGCCGCAGTACGCACAAGTCTTCTCATCAATGGCATCGTCTAAGACCCTAGGGCATAGCGAACAACGCTTCTTCTTTCGCATCTCTTAATCTCCCGTCTCAAAATTGTTCCCTGTTGTGACTACGGGCCAGGCGTACCAAAGTGCCTGGATGGTTATGCTGCCTTACGAGGAGCCTTCGGCTTGATGTTGGACGTTGACTCTAGCCACGCACACACAGCGGCCCAACTGAATCGAAGGTGCCGGCCAGTCTTAAAGCAAGGGATAGGGTTCTTCTGATATGGACGGAGCTTTTCGTACACCCAGCCATTGGGAACTTTCAACCGCTTTGCCAGCTCTGCCGGCGTAAGGATATCCGAGGGATCGAGAACAGACATGTGCCCTGCCAATGCGCTTGGTCAGGGCTAAGAGTGCGCGGAATCTTAGCTGCGCCACTTGCGGGCGGCGCGTACCTTTACCGGGGTTACCGGATACCAGCGCCTTCAACT